TAGGCATCGATGATCTTCCTGAGATCAAAACACGCTCGTTCAAAGATGATCCGCTCCTCCTCGCAAAGCCCCGGATAGTTGTGCCACCTCTTGTCCTTGATGATCTGAGCGGCAAACACATTCACTAAGATCGCCGCGTGTCTGGCGCGAACGATCAGCGCCCGGTAGTTCTCTCGCGGCTTCTTGTCATACCGCCTCATCTGGATGAACTCATCTCTTGGAAAGAGATCAGACATCTGGAGTCCCACGGCTTCGACTACTTCGGATGCTCCGCATCCGGCGAAGCAATGAATCAAAAGCATCTTGTCATCTGTCTCAGACACCGACAGTGACGGCCCTCGGTCATCATGCGCCGGACACCTTGCGGTGTACCGGCCATGAGAACCCTTTACGTTCTCTAACTTTGGTAACAAAAGATCGATTGGATCAGTCACTGCGATGCCCTCCAATAACTTCCACAACTCCACAACCTAAAAAAATCCCGCCCCGAAGGGCGGGTAATAAGGAGGAGGAGATGCCGGTTTTACGCCTCACGGCTGGCGGTTTGTTCTTCAAAAATATCTGGTCGAGCCAAGCGGAGAAACTGCATCCGCGCCTTGGGGATGCCCTTATGTCGCCACTCAGAGACTGAGCCGGGTTTGATCTCGCACAGTGTTGCTGTGGCTCCAGTCCCGCCAATTCGGTCGATGATTTCGTTGGCGCTTGGTGTTTTACTGTCTGAATTCATCGGATTATTTTAGGTCAGCCTGAATTATTTAACAACCTATCTTTTTGTTGCAACATTCTGCCTGATATGTGTTAGGCTTGCCTTATGAATAGATTAATCAAAAACCCTCTTGAGGAATGGATTCCCGAATTCATGGTTGCGAACAGCAATCACACATTCAAAGGCTCGTGGGCGAGGAATCATTGCCCCGCTCCGCTCGGATGTTCGAAAGGCAACACAACCGCTGTCGGTCGCGCAACCATTGAGGACATTCGCACCGGATGGTGCGGTCACTTGACGACACGTGAAATGCAAGATCAATGGTCGCGATTCAGTGGTGCGCCAGTCGGCAATCACATGGACAATCACAGAAATGGCACTTCTTGCGCGTCCTACGAGGCAGTTCGTTGGGGCGCGTTGTGGATCAGCCGATCACTTGGCGGTTGGACGCCAGCACATTTTTTAGAATCAGAGTGGCTTTATCGAGAACACGACAACATTTATGACGGGTTTAACACTCTTGGCGCGCCACATTGGTGGACGCTTAGTGAATTTGTTTGAAAATGAAGCCGAAGAAACCGGCTTTAAACAAACTTTACTGGCTCATCGTATGAGCCACGGAGAAGAGAAAATGACCAAGCCAAAAGTAGAACGACAAAGAGAAAAATTATGGGACAAATTATTAAACTCTTTCGGGGGGTTGAAATGAGCAACACCTGGAACGAGCGTGTCGAGGAGCGCCGTCGCGCCCTTGGCATAACGAAAACTGAACTTGCGAAACGGTGCGGTGTGTCGATCACGACAGCGGCGCAATGGACAACCGGTGAAATCGATGAGACAAGCGCATCGAACTTTGACCGGCTTGCCAAAGAACTTGAGGTGAGTGTCGAGTGGTTGCGCTTCGGCACACAGCGATCTAGCACTGATGTTTTGAACGGATTGACTCAAGCACAGAAAGACCAAGTGCTATCTCAGATTGACGAACTTCGAGCTGAAAATGCGACTGCAATCAAGATTGCGGAAGAACTCAAGAGAGCATCGAACGGCAATTAACCACCTTTAACCACTTGAGAAACCGGCAATCTCGCCGGTTTTTCTTGGCTTTGACTTTAAGGCTTGCCTGAAAAGTTAAGGCGCACTATAGTCTTCATCCAACAAAACGCAAGGAGAGCCTTATGGCAATAAAATTTATCAACCCTTCGGAGGCAGTCCAGAAGCAAGGTCTGAAGATGCTGGTCTACGGCCCTGCCGGGGCCGGTAAGACCGTCCTTTGTGCGACGGCGAACGAGCCAACGCTGATCATTTCAGCAGAGGCGGGACTGCTTTCAATCAAGGATGCACCGAACTCAATACAGATCGCGGAGGTTAAGACTCGCAAAGACGTTGAAGAAGTTCTCACCTATTTAAAAACCGAAGGCCCACCGCCTTGGGTTTGTGTTGACTCCATCTCTGAGGTTGCAGAGACCGTTCTCGCGGAGGAGATGAAAAACACCAAGATGGCGATGAAAGCCTACGGTGAACTCAACGCGGTGATGACAGATCTCATCAAGGGCTTTCGCGATCTGCCGAACGCGAACGTCTTGATGACTTGCAAGCAAGCAAGGTCGAAGGATGACTCACAAGGGCAGATGCTTTATGAGCCTGGGATGCCCGGTCAGAAGTTAGGACCAGCAATTCCCCATTACTTCGATCTCGTCGGCTCAATGCGCGTCTTTAAAGACAACGACGGCAACCTTCAGCACTGGCTTCAGTGCAACCGCGACGAGCAGTACGACGCGAAGGATCGTAGTGGTCGCCTTGACCTGTTTGAACAACCCTCACTGGCTTCGATCAAGAAGAAGATTGAGGGCAAGAAAATTTCCACCCCCAAAAAAGCTGCATAGGAGTAGCCCATGAAACTAGACCTAGAAATCCCTGAAGAAGAAGAGACCATCACCTTTGAGCCGTTACCGGCTGGATGGTACTCGGCAAAGATCACCTCTGCCGAGGACGTAACGACCCAAGCCGGAGATGCTGCCGTAAAAATCTCCTTCCTCGTAGAGAACGGTCGCACCGTCAACAGTTGGTACAACCTCGGTCATTCAACCGAGAAAGTGCGGGAAATTGCTGAAAACGAGATGAGGTCGATGGGTCGTGCTGTGGGTTTAGCGCGAGTGCTTGATACCTCCGACGTTGAAGGTCACTCTCTTGAGATTCGGCTAATCCCGGACGGTGAGTTCAACGCCGTCAAAGGTTACAGGCGGTTGGTGTCTTCTGCACCCTCTTCCGGGAACGCTACGCCGAAAGGCACAGCGCCTTGGGCGCAATGATCGAGAGCCTGATAGTTCTTTTGTTGGTCTTTATAGGCTGGGGCGCGTTAATTTGCGTCCCCGCTGCGATCCTTGAATGGTGGCTCGATGATGACCTCTGAATCGAAACGTGACAACGGTCGAGAGGCCGATGAGGTCTTCAACGAAGTCAGAAAGGAACTTCTCGCCTGGCTTGATGTGACTCACAAAGAGAGAGAAAAGATCCCCGACCCTGATCTTTGGTCGGACTTCGCGATGGGTCTGAAGTATTGGTCTGAAACCTTAGAAATCTTTTCTGAAAGACTCGACATCATTTCTTCAAATGCCTATCAACAAATCGATGAAGAAACCCAACGCGCTATCCCGCGATAAACGGAGAAAACTGATGGGAAAAATTATTTCTTGGGAGTTCTTAATTTCCGCTTACCTAATGCTGACTGTGCTCTTTCTTGTGAGCGGATGTGCTGGGTACGTTTCTGCAACGGTAGGTGACCACACAGTTCGCACTGGCTTTCACCTGAACCACGAGGAAAAAACGGATGACTAAAACAGGCAAAAGATTTTTTGGCTGGTTCTACGCGATTGGAATAGCTCTGATCATTGTCATTCATATGAGCGGTTGCGTTGAGGTCGGTGGTGGTTCCAGCTCCGGCACAGCAACGAACGATGCTGATACCACCAGCACCAGTGACCAAGAACAGCAACCCGCTGAGTGAAGAAGCAACTAGCTTGGTGGTCGCCACACAACTTGTGGCGATCATCACTGGGTTTGTTGTCTCCCTTATCACGTTGTTCGTTTGGGTCACTGTATGAATGAATTATCGCTTTTTACTGGTGCCGGGGGCGGTGTTCTCGGCACAAAACTTTTAGGTTGGAGAACCGTAGGCTATGTCGAATGGGATAAATACTGTCAGCAAGTCCTCGCACAAAGAATCCAAGACGGCTTCCTCGACGAAGCCCCAATCTTCGGAGACATTGACGATTTCATCGAGTCCGGTGCGGCTAAAAAATACGCGGGATATGTCGATGTGGTTACGGCAGGCTTTCCCTGCCAACCATTCAGCGTTGCAGGAAAGAGGAAAGGCCAAGACGATGAGAGGAACAAGTGGCCGCAAACGCTCCAATGTATTCGCGATGTTCGACCCAGATACGCACTCTTGGAGAACGTCCCAGGTCTGCTTAATTCTGGATACTTTGGCGAAATCCTCTCTTCGTTGGCCCAAGCAGGGTTCGATGCAAGATGGTGTGTGCTCGGAGCAGACGATGTGGGTGCCCCACACAGGCGTAAGAGACTCTGGATACTGGCCTACCCCAAGGGCGAACTCGGCAATGGCCTCAACGATCACCCCGGAATCAGCGTGGGCAGAGAACAGGTTTCCGAATCTGGAAACCGTAGTTGGTCAAACGATGTGGCCTACCCCAAACACTCTGGACAGTCTTCCACCGAAGTCACCGGAAGCATTGCACAAGGAGGCGACAGTGGCTCGTCCAGGTCGCAGTCAACCGGCCAACCTTCGGGACGCAGTGAGCAATATGCACAACTGGCCGACTCCGGCAGCTCGCGACTGGCATACCCCTCAAGGGGAGAGGGTGGAGAAGAATGGTATGGGCGGTTACATCCTTCGGAAGAAGAACAAGCCGGACAACACCTTCGGGGCGGGATTAGCCGATGCAGTGGAGTTCGAGGAAAAGAAGATGTGGCCTACCCCGACAGTTCAAGACTCCAACAAGGCGACGAAGCGATGGCGGGAGGATCACCAGAACAACCTGACGGCGGCAGTCTTCAACCCGGAGCGGATGTTCCCCACCCCGACAACCCGAGATTACAAGGGCGGTTACACGACAGAAAGTTTGACCCGGAAGGACGGCAAGTCGAGAGCGATGGATGCCTTACCGAACGCGGTACTGGATGGGAAGGGAGTGGAAACGAGTACTGGTGGTCAACTGAACCCGATGTGGGTCGAGTGGCTCATGGGGTGGCCTCTCGGGTGGACAGACTTAAAGCCCTTGGAAACGGACAAGTACCGGCAGTGGCTGCAACAGCATGGTTGCTGCTGACTGATCAATAAAGACCCCGCTGCCTTAAGTTCACTTGAAAAGGCTTGGTCGCCGTAGGTGGGCAGTGGGGTCTAACCTCAAGGAGAAACGATGAAAAAAATATACGAATTACCGTCTGACGTTTCAATCGAGTTTCAGTACGAGCCAGGCTGGGACAAGTTCGTTATCGCATGGCAATCAGAAGAGTGGGGTCAACACCCACCAGCATTTGGTCTGCACCGGCTGGGTCCGAGATTCAAGTTCATGGAAGCACTTTCCGATGCTCATGCAAATTTCATTGAACTCGTTTTTGGCCCAGAGGAGAAACGATGAAGGTTGAATTAGAAATTGACAAAACCTTGGAGGCCGTCGATCAAGCCATCGTTCAGGCGAACCCTCCGAGCGCCCGGAACTATCTCGGAATGTCTGGAGCCGGTGAGGACTGCGAACGAAAGATCTGGTATCGATGGCGGTGGGCGTTTCCCGAACACTTCGACGCAGCAACGCTGCGCCGGTTCGAAGACGGCCACCGAGATGAAGACCTGATGGCGAAGCGCCTTCGAGCGGTCAAAGGAATCAAGTTAGAGACCGGCTATGCAGACGGCTCACAGTTCGAGGTCGCTGACTTCAACGGTCACTTCCTTGGTCACACTGACGGCGCGATAACCGGAGTCGCCGTGGCCCCTAAGACCATGCACATCTGGGAGCACAAGTGCGTCAATCAGGCCAAGTTCAACAAACTGAACAAGCTTAAAGGCTCGGGTGAGAAAGAAGCATTAGAGCAGTGGGACACGACCTACTTCGCCCAAGCCCAGCTCTACATGGGCTACACGAAATTGAAACGCCACTACCTGACGGTAGCGACACCTGGAGGCCGGGACATCACGAGCTGTCGCACCGACTACGATGCTGCCGCGTTTAAGTTTTTTAAGAACAGAGTAAAGAGTATTCTTCAAAGCGAAGAAGCCCCACCAAAAATTTCAAAGAAGTCCGACTACTTCCAGTGTCGTTGGTGCAACTTTTCTGAGACCTGTCACGGAGACAAAGTGGCCCAGGTTAACTGTCGCACCTGTGCCTTCTCTACCCCGGTCCTTGAGGAAATCGCCGGTGCTCCGGGTAAGACCGTACACCGTGGCGCTTGGCGCTGTGAGCGTCATGAGCAGACGATTGGCATCAAGAAGCAACGCCAGGGATGCGGAGATCACATCTTCATCCCCGACCTCGTGCCATTTGGCACTGCCGTCAAGATGGACGAGGAGGCTCCCAAGATCGTCTACGTGACTGAGGACAAGAAGGTCTTTGTGAACGCCACCAAGAACGCTTGGGACGCTGACCCAATGGAGTTCACCTCGAAGGATTTGCAACACCTGACCCCCGAGTTGATGTCCTCAGAACAGAAGATGTTTCAAGCAATGGCATCTTTTCAAACGGCTCAGATCGAGTCGATCAAAAAAAAGCCCGAGGGAGATGGTATCCCTTTTGATGATCCGATACCTTTTTAGGAGACTACCATGCCAAGAATTACTAGCACCCTCGCCTACCGAGACATCAAGAACTCCGGCAAAGGCGACACCCAAGTCGGTCAAATCCTGAACTGCCTAAAGGATCAGGAACTCTCCACCGATCTCACCCTCAAAGAAATCAGCCGCCTTACCGGGCTTGAGATCAACGCTGTCTCAGGGCGCGTGAATGGTATGAAGAGGAATGGCTTGGTGTCAGAGGCTCCCAAGCGCCAGTGTCGCGTCACGGGACGCTGGGTAACGCCTGTGGAGCGTCGATGAGCGACCTACGGGGCAAAGACTACCTGACCGAAAAGGAGGCCGCACACTATTGTGGGGTGTCCTACCAGCAGTTCAGGAGACAACGGGAATCATCGGGAATCATGTGCATCCGGCACATGGGCAAGAAACTCTACCGACGTTCTGACCTCTCCAAATCCATCGAACAGAACGCCTGAATGAAGTGCTGGCATTGCCAAACCGAGCTGATCTGAGGCGGTGACCATGATGTTGAAGATTCAGTGCCTTTTATGGCATCCGAATACCTGATTCTCACAAACCTGCATTGCCCTAACTGCAAATCAAGTGTCGATGTCTGGTTCCCCCGCGACGATTCAGACTCGGAAAAATAACTCCATTTTTTTTTCTAATTAGTACCCTTTTAGGGTTGCATACCCGATTAGGGTATGCGATAATTATGTCTCTGGCGGGGGCGACTGAAGGACAAGGAAGCCTGATACCGAGTGGGGGAGAGACCTCACAAAACGCCGCAAGGCAACAGACAGTTGAGTTGATAGCGACAAGCCAAAACGGTTTGTCAGTATCAACTAACCAACCAAGGAGGCAATCATGCCAAACCTAACTGCCAACCAAATCGACCTCATCTCCGAGGTCGCCATTTACCACAACCGTTACCGCACAAGCGCCAAGGTGCAGGTAGGGATCAAGTACCAAGGGCATCACCCTATGGTTCTCAAGTCCCTGTTGGCTCGTGGGCTGATTCGGTACGTCCGACCCGAATCTTGGGGCTGGCTCGATCCAGACACTGGTCGGATCGACTACAACTTCCACGAGGTGGAGTTGACCAGCGCAGGTTGGGACTTCATCTACGGGTTCAAGTCGCAACCGACTGCGGTCGCGGCCTAACACAACAACGCCGCCCCTTCGGGGGCGGCTTACAGGAGAGCAAACATGGAGATTGAAAAGCATTATCCCGACACGATGCCGCAACCGTTCTGGTTCGATAACGGGGAGGCTCTGGTTCGCGGTGGGTACTTGGAGAATGATAACGAGCTGCAACGCTTGGGCCTTGAGAACATGAGTCGCGTTCTGCGCGGCACTATGCTGAAACAGTGGGGGCCATTGGATGTGCGTCAGATTGACCAGAAAGACGCACGGGAATTTATTGAGGCGAATCACCGTCACCACCCAGCCCCTCGCGGCTGGAAGTTTGGAGCCGCTATTGGCGATCTTGTGAGCGTCGTAGGAGTGATCACGGTTGGTCGCCCAACTGCTCGGAAGCTGGACGATGGCACAGTGCTCGAAGTGACACGCTTATGCCTTTTGAAAGGCTGCGTAAAGAACGTGCCTTCGATGCTTTACGGCAAGGCAGCGCGGATCGCCAAGGAGCTGGGCTATCAAAGCATTATCACCTACACCCTGGAAGAAGAGGATGGCGCATCACTCACCGCTTCGGGCTGGCAGCTTGAGGGCGCATTTGGTGGTGGCTCATGGTCTCGCAAGAGTCGGCCCAGGGTGGATAATGCTCCGACCACAACGAAACGTCGTTGGCGAAAACAACTTGTAAAGGAGGACTGAATGCCTAAAACAAACAAGCGTCTTATGCGGCTGATCAAACAGCATGGGTTGACCACCGCGCAAGTTGCGGAGCTGTGCCGGGTGTCTCACGGCACGGTTCGTAAATGGAGGCAGACCGAGGGCACGGTGTCAGCGAACACCATGCCCGAAGGTCTGTTGGAACTGTTGGAAATCAAACTTGGAGAAACCAAATGGCACGTTTAAGCAAAGTAGCGCGTGGCGGTTGGCAGTTGCGTGAGGTTTTGTCTGATGGCACGGAGGACAGCCAATACATTTCTGCCGAGCACACTGAAGAACAAGCGAAGGCTATGCAACTGGCTGCGAAGGGCAGAGAAAAGGAAAGAAAAGTCGGCTTGCGTCTGGATGTTGGAAAGAAAAAAGCCGGTATCACGTTTGAGCAATTTGCCAAAAAGGAATATCTGCCCGGTTACGAGAAAACGTATCCGCGATCCGCGTTCAAAAAGAAGAATCACCTTCGACATCTTTACAAAGTGTTTGGGGGAATTCGACTTGGCGATAACGATGAAACCTGGTTGGATGCGTGGCGTAAGTATCGCGCACTGAGGCTTGATCAGGAAAAGATCAAGGGCCAGACATTGCAAGATGAGTGGATGACGCTTCGGCGCGTCCTCAATGTTGCTGTGACGCTGAATAAGATTTCGTCTAACCCTTTGGGTAAGCTGAAATGGGCCGACGATCTGGAAATTATCGGCGCAGTTTCAGATAAAGAAGACGTTGAGATATTCACCAGGGACGAACTCGAAGCAATCTACGAGGTGGCTGGGGATTTTTGGGGCGCTCAGTGGCGCATCATTGCTCAGACCGGGTTAAGGCGCGGCGAGATCATTCAACAGCCAAAATCCTTGGTAACGCCAAAAGAGTTGATCGTCAAACACGCACCGAGAAAGGGTCTGGAAGTGAAGGATAATGAAACTCGAAAAATCCCTTTAAACGATATAGGTCGCGAATGCCGAGAGAAGATTCTTTTCTACAACAAACGCCAATCTCTTTTCTTCAGTAAGCAAGGTGACTCAGATTGGTCGAAAAGGTTTACGGCAGATCGTAAGGCTGCGGGGATTGATCATGGGACTTTGCACAGTCTACGGCACACCTTCATCAGCTACTTGGTCAATGAAAAGCGACATCCTCTGCCGATTGTTGCTGATCTTGCGGGTCACGCTTCGATTACAACGACCCAAAATTATCTGCATCAAAACAAAGATCAGGCCATGAAAGCCATCGAAGACCTAGACCTGTAGTTGTATAGTCAGATGTATAGTCAGATGTATAGTCAGAATGAGGTCAATCAATAGCACTTTATGTCATTAAACGTATATAAGCGTTTTATGAAAGTGCTAGACAGTCGTAAAAACTGGAGCGGGAAACGAGATTCGAACTCGCGACCCCAACCTTGGCAAGGTTTCGCTTCCCGCTCTAGCGACTACGATAGTAGTGTTTTGGCGTTGTATAGTCAAAAAGTATAGTCAGAACTGTCCCCACCCTTCCCTGAACTTCTCTAACTTTGCGTTACTGTTTGCATTCAACGGCCAAGTCTTTGCTGTGCGTTGTCCTGAAACCACCACAGCCGGTACGACGTAGATTACATCGATGTTGAGGCACACCAAGGCGAAGAAATCGACTGCGCCCGCGGCGTAGGCTTTTTCGTGGCGACCATGCTTCAGAGAAAAGCCGTGCCGTTTGCGATTTGGTCCATCAGGAGAGGCACAGGTCTTTACCTGAATGCGGTGGATCTTTGTACCCGTGTCAATCAAACAGTCGTATGGGGAGTTGTCGCCAAGAGGAATGGAGACATCAAAGCCCTGACGTAGGGCGCGGGAATGAAAGAGCAGCTCTCCGGCTTGACCTACTGCTTTGGCTGGGATGATGAGCGCATACCCTGAAGTTTGTCGAACAACCCGTCAGGCATATCGCTGAACCAGCCCTGCGTCGATCCGCGATTGCACAAAATGTCGATTACCGCTCCCTTGGTCTTCGCAGCCATCAAGTCTGAGTGGAATTGGGAGCCGGGGGAGATGGGATTCACGGGTAATTTCATTGTTGAGCAGCAGAGTCCTGGGGTTTCAAATATTGTTTTCGGGTAATTTTCGGTGTTCATCTTTTTGTTCCGCGATGACGGAAATTTTTTCAACGCATCCAATCGGGAATGCCGTGATGCCATAAGGAACCGGTTTTTCCTCGTTCTGTGCTTCACCGGTAAAATCGTCGTAATCGAGGCAAGTTGCGATCTTGATAGTGTCGTTATCTTTCGACACTAACCAACCTACCGAAAATAAAATCGGCGTTTGAATCTCCTTTGCTTTCTCCCAACCTGAACACGAAATGATGTCGCGCCACTTGACGCAGACGAGATCCATCACTTTTTGTTGCGGTTTAACTTAAAAGGACTAGGCATCAACCAACCCAACACGATGAACGCCAGGGCGCACAGCCCAATCCACTTTGCAGAGGACGCGAACAGCACCGCAAGTGCTCCCCAACCGCTAGTCGCCTGTTCCGGCGAACTTGGCATTGAGGCCGGTGCGTCCGAGATCACGGCAGCAGTGAGTCCCCCCGCCGCACTTGCGGCGGCTACTGCTGGCAGTGTTCCGGTCACAACTGAAGCTGCGGCTCCGGTCGCCAGTGCAGCTCCCGAAGTCCACGCTAACTCTTTCATCGATGAGCAAGCTGAAATCATCAGGACAAACCCAACAATAAAAATTATGACAAATAGATTTCTACTTTTTCGATCAAGCTCGTTGAGCCATTCGTTCAAACCTTTGTAGGGATCAATCACACTCGCACATCCTTTGCTCAAGTTCCTTCGCGATCCGCTTGTTGGCAAGCGTCATAAACTCGGGCATCCAAAAAGGTAGGATGGCGTGAGTCAGTCCGATTAATCCGCTGCCGATGAAAAGGCCGGAGATTAATCCGGCCCTTTTTGCGTGTTGCCAATATTTACCTTTTGCGTGGTTGTGTTCAAATATCTTCATTCAACAATTCTCGCTATCACTTTTTTTCCTTCAAAATCAATTCGTGTTTCCACAACTTTTTTAGCACAGGCATACCGGCCCCCTTCCGAATCACGCCATCCCTGCCTCTTGAGCGTTCTTCGCATCGCGAGGCATCCAGACATTCCCATCTCAACCCACTCTGTCGTTTCTGGATTTTCCCAAAACGCCATGTGTTCTTTAATGTCGCCATTTATATATAAAAGCAAAACAAAAAGTGTTTCCATTCAGTGCGCCCCATTTCCATTGGCTTTCATTTCAGCGTACTTGTCGCGCAACGCTTCAATTTTTCCTTCAAGCGAATCAACTCGCCCAGACAAAAAATTCAACGTCAGTTCTTGCTGTTTGTTTGTTGAGACTGCATTGCCCTCAGTGATCGATTTTTCCAACGCATCCAGTTGTTGCGCGGTGTGTTCGAGCAACAAAAACATTTCCTGAGATGACGCTGTGCTGATCTCTCCGCGTTGCAATTGTTCTGACCATTCCGAATTTGCATCAACCACAGCTTTCATTAACGTCAGTCTCATGTCGTGTTGATTAAGTCGTTCCATCGTGCCAAACCACGCCCAAGTACCAACGGCAACTGCGCTTGCCAAACCAATCAGATTTCGGAGAGGTAAACCGACGTTTGTTTTATCCGAAATTTGAACTGGCTTTTCGTCTGTCATTTTTCAATTTTTGATTCAAGCCGGTTGATGCAGTCAATAATTCGCGTCACCGCCACATCAAAATCGTGTTTGGACACATAATGCGTCTGGACTTTGGTAATGCGTTCGTGAAGAACACGATCTTCGCTTGCAAGACGATCCGTAATAAAAAATATTCGGCGCAAAATAAAACCGAGCAGCAACATCAATATCCCTAAAAGTCCGTCAAGCAACAAGCCATCCATCATCACAACTTAACCTCGTCATTATTTTTCCCATCAGGCTTATGCGTGAGTTTTTGCGGAATTTCCGTTAGCGTTGTGCCGCTGGCAAAGAAGCACGCCTCTCCGGGTTTGGTGATGATTACCGACCATGACGGGTTTTGATCGTTGTGGTTGTGGGTCAGGATCAAAAGACCTGGACCCATTTCAGCGACTATCATCGGAACTTCCCCGTAGCGATTCGAGGCAATAGCCACCAACTCCATTATTCCGTTTTCCGCGTTCGTGCAATGCAAAGGAAACGTCCCATGCTTCAACGTGGTTTGCGCGTGGCCAGGCATAAAAAAACCGCCAAAAGAGGCGGCTACGAGGAAGATGATTAGATTTTTCATTGCGTTGGGATCGTGGGAACGTCATCGTAAGGCCCCGCTTGCATATTTGGCGATGCCCCCATAATGTGCTCTGCAATTGCGGCTATCTGTTCTTCATCAATCGCCTCATCAGCCATCAACGCTGCTCCGGCCCTGGCGTAAGCAGTACGCACCTTCGGGCTATTCATTTGTAACTCTGACCCACGTTTCATCCATTTAAGCAATTTCGGACTTGTCCAGATTTTTGCTAACGTAGTCGGAGCCAACAATATTGATGCAGTGGTAGCCGCACCAGCAATCGGGTTCATTGCGTACCAGCCCAATCCACCCCCAGCCGTTGCACCAGCTCCAAAAAGCATATTCATAAAATTTGCTCGACCCGTGCCAGATGGGTTCCCAAACCTATCTACTTTTTTCATCCTACGAGCAATCAAAGATAAATCTTTTAGGTCATCATACATATCTCCAAACATAATCTTTGCTGCTCGTGAGTCGTTTTTAGCAATACGATCCCAATCCTTCAAAAATAAATTAGGATTGAAATTACCGTCTGCGTCTCTGCCTCCGACTCTTATTACTTCCTGAGAAATAGCTTTCCAAGTGTCTCTATCGACCGCTCTCTTCGCTTTTACTATTTTGGTTACTGAACCTTTTTGGGTAAACAAACTTTTCCATAAACTATCAGGATTTGCTTCTGCAATCTTGGCTAGTTGCTCGGCTTTTGCAAATCTTGTGCTCTTTGAATAGTCACGAGCCTTTCTCCAGGCTTTTCCACCCGCCCCTTCCATTTGAGAGGCGGCGACATTCATGTCTTCCATCAGAGCCTTATATGCTTGCTTCATCAACCCGACATCTTTACCAGATCCGAATTGCATCATTCCGCCTAACGTCTGACGCACATCATCCATATCTCGCCAGGTCTGAGTAACAACATTTCCGTCTTGATCTACCAATGCTCGCAACAGCTTCTGCATTTCCTGATTGTCTTTTAATGCACCAAACGCAGGGTTATCAAATCGCCCAGTGTATCTTTGAACAAACTTACCTAATTGAGTTGGATTAACCGGAGTATCACCACGGATGATTCTTGTCGCTTTAAATAGAGCATCCTCACGAGCTGCAAACGCATCAATTTTCGATTGAGCGCCCTTCGAGATTGCACCCCCCACATCCGTTGCGCCTTCAAGAATTATCGTTGAGTCATCCAACAGATGATTGATTGCGTTCTCGAATTGACCGTATGTGGTTTCAAGTGCTCTATCTAACTGCCCTGCCGAACCTGGCAATTCTTTAAGGCGTTGCTCCATTGCCTGAACAATGGTGTTATCAGAAATCATGCCAGGGGTTCTTGCAATCTTTTTCCCTTCAAAAATGTTGTCAACAAGAGTCGCTTGAGAAGGATTTATCTTTGGGACTTTAGCGGCTAAAGTTCCACCAGAAGCCGTAATGAAGTCATTTACCAATCCAGTTTCATCTGGCCTCGGATTGCCGAACATTTCGTCAAGACGTTTTCCGGTTAGCGCACCAGCCGCACCTCCGAGCGCCATGCCTCCGAGTCTTCCCCAAGGCCCGAGGGCTGCGCCGTATTGACCGCCCCGGATTGCGCCAGGGATCATTCCCGCTTCCTCTGCTGCGATCCGACGAGTAAAACTCTTTATCTCATCAGGATCTCCCACTCTTGAAAGAGTGCGATCAATGATGTTCATTTGATCCAACTCAGATAAACGACGCTCCTTGTTCTTATTGATGAAATAATCTTTGCCTAGTATTGCTTCGACTTCATCAACCATCTGCACTTACCTCTGGATAATATTGATCGAGATGTTTGTGAATTTTCTCTTCATCGAGTTCCTTTAATTTAGGATCTGTACTTAAAATAAGAAACGCCTCATCTCTGGTTTCTGGATAACCCTTTGTCACTCGATGGAAATCCTTGATTGCCAGTTCTTTGCGACGATTCCAGAATTTGTACCAATCTACAGTTTGTTGGGAAGCACTTTCAGTACCAACATCCTGACCTCGTTTAGCCAGATCTTTTATGTAATCCAGAGTCCCTAATTCTTGAGCCAAGGCAATGTTGTTTAAGGCTCTCATTGACCTTAACAAAGTAAGGTTCCCATCCTCGGTTTTACTGAGGCTGGGAATCATATCCATAAACAACTTCATTTCTTTGTCTGAAATTGCGCCTTTAGTCATCGCGAGTTTTAAGCCAACAAACGAATCCACAGTGGACTTCCACCATTCCTCCATACCCGCGTTTTTATTGAACAACGCTTGTGTTTTGCTTTCAGGGAGGAATTGCCCAAGCAGTCCTTTGAAGTCTTTGAAGAACTCTTGGCCCTTACCTGTTTGAACCTGACCAGACTCAAGTGCGTCAATCAATGGTCCTATTTGGATGTTGTCTGATTTTAATTTCTCAAAAACATCGTCTTCCCCGCCTCCTAGTACATCACCAATAGCATCTCCTAGTTTTGCTCCAAACGCATCACCGGATTTGCCAAGATCTACAGAAAGATTCGTGTTCGGGGTACTCGCTGAAATCGGAGAACGAGAAAATTCTTTCATGGAACCGTCTGGATAGACCTGATAAGTTACAAAATCAGATCCATCCCGAATTTGCTTTAATTCAGCTTTACCAGTTGCTTGGTCAGCAACCCCCGACTCAAGAACCTGAAGGATCTGATCCAAAGGCATTCCCTTTTTCAACAACGATTGAAA